CTAGTTATCATTTTTATATAAACTATCGAACACAGTATTGATTTTTTCTTTATCCTGATCTTCAAGCTCTCGAACAATATGAAGATAAGTAGACATTGTAGTTTCTAAACTGCTATGTCCTAAACGTTTCGATACGCTAAGTATATTTACTCCTTGATAAAGTAAAATAGATGCATGTGTATGCCTTAGTCCATGCAAAGTAAATTGCTTTTCAATCCCTAATTCTTTTAATTTTTTGCGCAAATATTTGCTGACGGCGTTTGATGAAACTAATCCATTTTTTAAGTTGAAAAAAACAAAATTATGAGGGTTTTTAACTTCAAAATTCTCGAATAATTCTTTTTGATTGATTTTAAACTTTTTTAAGAGATCAATCGTATGTTTATCAATTGAAATTTTCCGATTTGAAGTCTCGTTTTTTGTTTTTCCCCATTCATTTAATTTATAATTCCATGTTTTATTAATAGTGATGATTTGATCTTCGAAATCGATATCTTCCCATGTTAATCCTAGAAGTTCAGCAAATCGCATTCCAGTAGCACCAGCAACTAACACAAGCATAGGAGAAGAGTACTGTGCAGAAAGGTTTTCTTCTACGAGTTTCATTAAAGATTTAAATTGATCATAATCTAAATATTTATCTTCTTTTGGCTTCAATGAATCTTTTCCTTTAATTACTGCTTTTCTAGTTGGATCAAACGGAATTAATCCTTCTTCTACGGCATCTTTCAACGATGCTCTAATATGGTTATTAAACTTAATAACGGTGGATTTTACATGGTCTTTCGCATACTTATTTAAAAAGCGTTGATATCCAACTCTATCTAAATCAGAAATCAATACCGCTGGCATATATTTCTTTATGTTCATTAACGTATCTTCGTATTTTCTATAAGTGATAGGAGATACTGTTCCTTCTTTATAAAGTTGCATCCAATCCTCAAAGTAATCTGATAATAATAGATTTTTGCGATCCCCTTTAAGGCCTTTGTTCAAGTTATATTCTAATTCGTTGGCGGCATCTTTTGCTTCGCCTTTTGTCTTAAATCCTGATTTTCTTATCTTCGTGTATTTTCCGTCATCTTTTTTGTATGAAATTTCGTATTGCCAACTATTTCCACGTTTGACTAATCTTGCCATAATTGAATCAGCTCTCTTTCTCTGATACAATAGGAACTATAAAGAAGCCTACTGTATAGGTTTGTTTTTTCATAGAACACGCTTGCTTTGGACGGTGGGCGTGTTTTTATATCAATTAGTTATGAAGAGCAATTGAAACTGTCTCTGTTCCAAAGTAACCTGTTTGTGCTTGCAATACATTATTTTGTGCATTTGCTTGGGCTTCAGAGATATCAAAAACTATTTTACCAGTTTGTTGCATATCAGGATTTAAGCTTTCCATAAAGAAAGAGTTAGTGATATTACCATTTTCATCTTGATTTGCCGACATAGATGCAGCCGAATCAGCTTCGAAAGTTTTTCCATCTGCTTTTAATTTGAAGAATGAGCTATCAACAGTCACAGCCTTATCACCTGCATTTTTTACAGATAAGTCAACTACTAAGAAAGTGTCTTTTGCGTTAGTAGGAAGTACAGATGGGCCAACTTGTTTTACTACTTCAACGGAGTTTACTTTGTATTCCATTTTCCCTACAGCAACGTCATCACCGATTTTATAAGTCTTTTCTTCTTTTGCTGTAGTTTCTTTTGTAGTTTCTTTATTAGTACTTGTTGATGTTGCAGTAGCTGAATCTTTGTTTTCTCCGCCACTTAGAGCACCACCAATACCAAAAAACAAAAGTAATATTAATACCCAAAACCACACTTTTTTGTAAAAAGGTTTACTAACTTTATACATTTTCCCATCTTGACCCATAACTTTTTTTGCCATTTAAATATTCCTCATTTCTTGTTATAATATATTTGTGATCTCAGAAATGAGGTATGAGTCCGTGTTGCAGCACGGGCTTTTTTTACTGTGCATAAGAGTATTTTTTCTTGAAATAAGACTGGCAAACATTAAAACATTCTGTTCTTAACTTATTATTGATAGAATAGAACTCCATGAAATTTTCTAATTTGAACTGAGATTCATCAGTCAGTTCGTTCTCAATAAAGATATTTAGTAAAATCATAATTGCGATTCTATCAGCTTCAGTTTCGAATTTTGAATGAAAAGTTGTAGAGTTATCGTACAGTACTGAATATTCAAAATGTGAAGCAATGAAATGACCGAGCTCGTGGGCTAAATGAAAAGCTTCAGAACTGTCTTCGTGTAGTTTTTCATTCAGAAATACTATTCTTGGTTTTGGATAATAAAAACCTGGTTCTTCCATTTCCATATAGATTAACTTTAAATTATACTCACTCAGCATTTCTTTCAACTTTAAATACATACAACCCATCACTCCAACTATTCATTTTCCTCTAAAGCTTTAGCAATTGCAATCGCTTTACGCATTGTCTCCTTAGATATTTCTTTTCCATCAAAAGAAAAAACAGTATCGTCTTCTGATAAATCCACATGTTTAGGGGTTTCTCTTTCTTCTCTACCTAGAAGGTAGTCTACAGAGACATCGAAATAGTCAGCAATCCGACTTAATTCATCTGAATTAGGAGTATTATTTTTCCACTTTGCTAGATAACCGTTAGAATATCCAAAATTAATTTCTAACTGCCGTATAGATATCTTTTTCCTCTTCGCCAAGTCTTTTATTATTTCATAGGTATTCATCGATAAAACAACCTTTCTAAATGTTTACAAAAAAAGTTCAGAAAAATACGCAGAAATAATTTGACTAATTCTGAGTAATGAGCTATACTATATCTTGTAAACAGATTTAACAACTAAAAAGACAACAAAAAACACTATTGATATGTAAATGCAGACCGCCAAGAAAGCTTTAAAATCAATGTTTTTATGTCTTATTTAATTATGCTCTTAGTATAGAGTATTACTCAGATACTGTCAATTGAATTTAGAAAAAAGTTGTTAAATTTGTTTACGAATATAAAAGAAAGGAATGAGAAATATGAACACACCGCAAATTTTTAATTTCGAACAAAACGAAGTTCGGACAATTTTAGTAAATGATGAACCATATTTTGTAGGCAAAGACGTTGCGAGTGTTTTGGGTTATTCAAACACTAAAGATGCTTTGTCGCGGCATGTAGATTTGGAAGATAAGATGGGGTCGCGAATCACGACCTCAGGTCAATCAAGAGAGATGACAATCATCAACGAATCTGGTTTGTACAGTTTAATCTTAAAATCAAAACTTCCCTCTGCCAAAAAATTTAAACGTTGGGTAACAAGTGAAGTGTTGCCAGCAATTAGAAAACATGGAGGTTATCTAACTCCAGAAAAAGTAGAAGAAGCTTTGCTTAATCCAGATACAATCATTCAATTAGCAACTCAACTAAAAGAAGAAAGAACTGGAAGATTAATCGCAGAACAAAAGATTGCAGAGTACGAACCTAAAATCTCCTATTTAGATAGCATATTATCTTCTACAGATTCAGTAACAATTAGTCAGATTGCAGCAGATTATGGGATGTCTCCACAACAGATGAATAAATTACTTCATAAACTAGGTATTCAGAAAAAAGTCGGTAACCAATGGTTATTGTGCAAAAAACACATGAACCAAGGATACACAAAATCTCATACAACTGAGATCCCGAAAGCCGATGGTGGCACTAAAATTGTAATGAATACCAAATGGACACAGAAAGGGCGTCTATTTATCTACGAATTACTAAAAAAAGAAGGATATTACCCTCAAATGGATTTAGAGGAAATTGGTTAGAAAGGAGTTTTAGTATGACTGACATTGCAGAAATCACTCAACGAGATAGAGAAAAAATCAAAGAATATGTCGAAAGTTCAAAGTTCTTAACTTACACCATGCTTGCTGAAAGATTTGGAATTAGCAAAAGCTACTTATCTTTAATTTTAAACGGTAAAAAGACTTCTGCAGAAGCAAACAGAATTATAGATTCGATTATCACTATGTACGAATTGTAAAGGGAGGAACAGCTAATGCAATATCTAGAAGCAAAAATCCCAGTTCCAGAAGGCTATGTAATTATCTCTCAAGTGGATTACGAGGAGTTAAAAAAAGCTGATGATACTGGTAGATGGATGACGTTACCAGAAGTGCTAGAACGGATTAACAGAAAATATGATTGGTTTACTTCTAGAGTTTTAAAGAACCCAAGATATAGAAATATTATCGATATCGAAAAAAATAAAAATGGATTTGTCTATTATCCAGTTGAAGGAAGAGACACATATCTATTTTTAAGAAGTAAAACACTTGAATTTTTAGAAACAAATTTTTCGGAAATCTTAAGGAGGCAAGCGGATGGGAAAATTTAATAGAGCGCTAGTATTCAGCGCACCGCTAATCATCTACGCTTTAGGACTTTGGGGAAGCAGACAAGCGTTGATAGGAACGATTGTTTACATGGTTTGGATTTTTATGGGGCTGGATGAAGCTGAGTACAAAACAAAAAAGCCAGTCGGGAGGGACTGACTAATGAAAAAAAGTTTAATGACTATAAACGAAAAACAATTGAAAGAAAATTTTAATGATCTCATCAAAGAATTTGTAAAAGAAACTGGAGAATTTCCTAATCAAATTCATCTAGTCGCGGAGGGGCATAGCCGGTATCAAACTGTGAAGTTTGAGATGAAGAAACAAATCTATTGAATTTAGTAATGCACCATCATAATAGGTTTGCTGTCAGGTAATATAGCGCGTTAGTTATTTGGTTTGATAAAACGTAGTAAACAACCTAAAAGAAAAGCAATTATTAACGTATTTGAGGGGTCGTCTGAAGTAACATTTACAAAAATAGCAGATACCACAAGGCTTAATAAATCTGAAGCAATTTCCTCAGCATACCACATTTTATCTTTGTAGAAAGCAGGTGAATCTTGTTGTTTTTCAGATGGTTCATTAGTTATATCTTTGTTCTTGGCTGTATTTATTTCTTCAAAAAGCTTTATAGAGTCATCAAGGACTTTCCTTTGCTCATTAAGGATATCAAAAAACTTAGCCTCGAACTCATCAGATGGATTGGAAGTGTCTTTAAAAAGTAGATTTTTTGTACTAACTTCCGGTTCGGAAGCAAATGCTTTTTCTAATTCTTGGGTAGCGACACCTACTCTGAAGTCATACTTAGACATGTCAACGACGAATTTTTCTGTGATTTTAGAGATATCAGAAAAATAAGGTTTTGGCATAGTAGCTGCCATTTTTTTAGCAATATTAAAACTTGGAGAGTCTAATTGTTTCTGTATTGCGAAAACAGAAGGAGGAATCATATTAGCAATAGATTTGTTACGTTTCTCAACAATTTGAATGAAAGGATCGTTGAGTGTTGCTCGCGAAGCTATAAGAGCATCTTGCCTTGCAATTATTCTTTTAGCTTGTTCTAACGCAGGCTCAATAGCGTTAACAACGTTTAGAGAAGGAGCAATGATTTCACCAATTAATTTTGAAGAAGCTATCAATTCTTGAGAGTAAGGAGTATCTGAAATATCCAATTATATACACCACCATTTTTTACCTAAATTATATCAAAAGGAGAGAAGAAAAAATGCAAGAATTAGTAATTTTGAAAAATAAAGAAGCTGTGACTACGAGTTTGCAAGTCGCAGAAACATTTGGAAAGGAACATAGAGCAGTTTTAAAGGCGATTGATGATCTAAAAGATGGGCTTGCACAAAAGTATGCAGACCTATTTTGGGAAGATGTGTACATCCATCCGCAAAACAAACAGGCTTATCGAATTGTTTATATGAATCGTGATGGCTTCACTCTTGCTGTATTAGGATTCAACAATACTCAAAAAGTTTTAGAGTTCAAATTGAAATACATTGAAGCGTTTAACGAAATGGAAAAGGCGATTCGCAAGAATACTGTTCCTCAAACAATTGAAGATATGATGATCTACCAACTAGAAGAAATGAAAGATGTTAAAAAAGATGTTTCCATGCTTAAAGATACTATGCGAATTAGTGGGCAACAAGAGTTTGAAATTAAGCAAAAAGGAAATATGAAAGTTATGGAAGTTTTAGGAGGTAAAGAAAGCCGAGCTTATGAAGAAATCAGCAAAAAAGTATTCTCAAAATTTTGGTCTGAATTTAAACGTACCTTTTCAATCCCAAGATATGGCGAGTTACCTCGTAAGAGATTCGATGATGCTGTTTCATTTATTGAAATGTGGTTACCAGAAACTGCGATCCGCATGGAAATCGATCAACTGAACAGACAACAAAGACTTTTCGGTGATGAAAATGAATAGAGCTGAAGCGCTAAGAATAGGGACGGTAATTGCTAATCGCTGGTGGAAATACAACAAACCAATCATTTTAAGCAAGCAACGTATCGAAACACAAAAGAAATGGCAACAAATAAAAAAGTGACTCAGCCGTCCAAAGCAATGAGTCACATACAAAATACATCTAAGGAGATGTTACCACATGAAAAAAGAACTTTCCACTCTAGATCAATATTTGACTGATCCTAGTTGGGGCAAATCGAATATCAAGGAAACAAGCAATCGAAAAATCAGACGTAATCTTTTGACGAATGAAGAACTATCATGTGATCAAGATGACTTGGGAAATTTTGTGAGTATTTGGGATCATGTTTATCTTATCCATCTATCGAAGCATTCGAATAAACCTGAATATATTTACGTCATCGAAGATGGCTTGATTGATGCGCTAGAAGAGTACGACAGAGATAACTTGATTGATATCTCTTATTACGGACCAGGTAAGAAATACATTGCTGAAATGGAGGCAGAATTTGATGAGTGAAATCAAAGGGACAACGAACTTTGAAAAACTTTTTAGTCGTAAGTTAAATAAAATTCTCAAGAAAAAAGGAAATTTTGATTATTTATCTTGGGCTCACGCGTGGGAGATTATGAAAAAGAATGATCCACAGGCAACGGTAACTATTAATGAGTACAAACACTACAGGGTTGTTTCTGGAACTCATCAAGACTTTCTTGTTGAGGAATATAAACCTTTTCTTATGGATGAAACTGGGACTTATGTATCTGTCTCAGTAACGGTTAAAGGACACACGGAAACCGAATTATTTCCTGTTTTAGATTATCGAAACCAACCAGTTGTTAAACCAAATGCAATGCAAATCAATAACTCATTGAAGCGATGCTTTGTGAAAGCATTGGCTCTACACGGACTGGGATTATATGTATTTCAAGGGGAAGATATTCCAACACCACCTAGAATCGATACAAAGAAATTAAACATGCTAGAGACGATTCTAGAAGCTTTCAATGAGCAGATGGGTAAAGATATGACCAAAACCTTAATCGAATATGTTAATGAGCAGACAGATAAATTAGGGCTCTTAGCTGATAACGTTGAAACTATTGAACAGTTAAGCTATGAGCAATGTGCCTTGATGGAGCGAGCAATAGCAGCTAAGAGAAAAGAATTAGATAAGAAGTGATATGAGTGTTTAAACCATTAATCGATTCATATTCAGCGGTTCTGAAAAAGTTCAAAGGAAAAGACATAAGCGCAACCATCAATGAGGAAGTGAACATTGATCGACTAAAGACGATGTATGACGGCTACGATGGTGATCGAGTCATTGAAATTCGTTTTATTGATCCTAGACGTTTCACCGTACAGCAACGAAACTTCATCTATGCGCTGATAGGCGATATTTTTATCGATACAGGCATGCCAACGGACTTCTGGAAGGAATTCTTCTACTTTCGTTTTGAAGGTGTCACAGGGCGCAAAATAAGCCTGAAAGACGAATCGAATACAACTGTGAGTGATGCCAATGTCTTAGCAAATATCATCTTAGATTTCATCTTTGAACATCATATTCCTTTCAAAGAAGGCTATGAGATTTTACCTGCGAATCAAGAATATTACTTCTACAAATGCATCACAAAAAGAGTCTGCTGCATCTGTGGCAAAACAGGAGCTGACATCGATCACTTTGACAAAGCGCTAGGAAGACGAAAGCGCAAAGAAGTTGATCATGCAGAGTACACATTTGCAGCACTCTGCAGAATCCATCACACAGAGAAGCACAAAATAGGTGTGATTAATTTCAAAAATAAATATCAAATCAAAGGGATCAAATTAAACCAGAAAACAATCAAAAAGTTAAATATTGGAGGGTAAAAATGACAGAACATCGAAGTTATTATGCGATTATACCAGCCAACGTAAGGTACGACAAAAGACTTAAACCAAATACTAAGTTGTTATACGGAGAGATAACGGCCTTGTGTAATGAAAGAGGCTTTTGTTGGGCAGGCAATGAGTACTTTGCAGATTTATATGGTGTGAATAAAGAGACCATATCGCGATGGGTAAGTGATTTGATTAAGTTTGGATACTTGAATCGGGAAATCATTTACAAAGAGGGTACCAATCAAATAATCAATAGGTACCTACGAATTAATCAATACCCTATTGACGAAAAACGCAATACCCCTATTGACGAAAAAGTCAAAGATAATAATACATCTATTAATAATACATTTAATAATACAAAAGAATATATAAGAGAGTTACCGCCTTCGAAAAAATCGAAGGCTAAGCCCGTCCGTCATAAATACGGAGAGTATAAAAATGTTCTTTTGTCAGATGAGCAGATGGAGAAACTCAAAACAGAATTCCCTAATGATTACCAAGAGCGAATCGAACGACTGTCAGAGTATTGTGAATCATCTGGTAAGACTTATAAAAACTATTTGGCAACTATTCGAAGTTGGGCAAGGAAAGAAAAAAGTGAACCTAAGAACGCAAGCAGTGGATACAAGCGCACAGGAAGACGAGAGAAGCTTCCTGAATGGGCAATCGACCAAGAAGCCTATCTCAAGAAAAAAGCGCTAGAACGAGCTAATAGACAATCAAAAGCACCATTCTAAGAGGTGGAAAAATGAAGATCGATTATCTAGAACTAATTAATGAAATAGCGAATTATAAAAAGGGCGAGGAATTAGACGTCCTGAGAGACGTATATGATCAACTCGAAGAAGCTGGAATTGAAGGAATTAAGAATGATCGTTCGAGTTGGAGTAAGCTCAGATACTATTTCGCACTTTATATCGATACAACACAATTAAGAAATTTAGCATATACCAAATTACTATTTGTTGATTGTGTTAAAGGCTTGCAAAAACATCTTAATGAACTTGAGCAGGTGTAATCAGATGGACCTAAAGACATTTACAGCACAGATTGAACTAATGCATCAAGAAGCTTTAAGACAAAGTGTATCGTACGAAGACAAGTGGCTCAACACGTTCCATGGCGGACGTGAGAGCGCACTTGATCAAGTACTCAAATTACTGAAAGGAGAATGTCGGGATGGATAAGAAAGCGGCAATGCAGCGAATTATCGAATTGACTTATTCAGAAGATTGGCAAAATGACAAAGAAGCTGCTTCAGAAGTGATGAGGCTTGGAAGAGCGATGTGGGCAGACAAGAGCAACAAGCCAAGACCACGAAAAATCGCAATTTGGCACGGTGACAAACTTCTAGTGATAGGGACAGCTGAACAGTTAGCAAGTCTCACAGGCTTGCACGAGAAAATCGTGAGGAAAAGAGCAAGGTGTGGCTACACAGACGCTAAGAAGAGAACGTTTAGATACGTGGAGGAATCATCATGACAACAGAAGAAGTGATTCAAATGCGTATTCGAAACATTCAACGTGAGATTGACGATCTGGAACGGACAAAGGCAGTGATGGTCAATGAAACGGCGAAAAAGGCAATCGATTTGCACATAGAAAATTTAAGAAGGGAAATCCATCGATTGGAGGAATGAGCGTGGATAAAAAAGCAGCAATGAAACGAATCATCGAACTGACACATTCTGAGAATTGGCAAGAAGACAAAGAAATAGTTGCAGAAGTCCAAAGGCTCGGTAAATCAATGTGGGCTGAAAAAACCAAACGGAGAACGCCGAGAAAAATCGCAATCTGGCATGGTGATCGAATTCTAGTAACAGGTACTGCTGAACAGTTATCTGAAATTACTGGTCTGAGCAAAAACATCATCTGGGATAGAGCTAGGAGCTTATGGATTGATTCAAAGGGGCGACAGTTTAGGTATGTGGAGGAGAAATAATGAATCTCATTACACAATACAGTGATATCATCCTCAAGAAAATCATGATGAAGATTCAGAAAGACAAAAAATCAAAAGAACGAGCGGAATTAGTTAAGTTGGAAATGGCTGAAACAGGAGCAGGAGTGCGAAGTAGCAGGCATTGGAAAGCAGCAGCAAACATTGAATTTTATTACAACGAAATTCAAAAAGGGTTCGATCAGATGCGTGAGCTGGATCGGCAAACAAATTGGAGCAAGAAACTTCATCAAGATCGTTTCAAATTTGTAGAAAAGTATAGAGAGATACTAGAGGAATACAAGGAGGACAGCAAATGATACCGAGATTTCGAGCGTGGTACACACCATTTAAAGGTAAAACAATTGGACAAGAAATGAAATATGGGCAAGCAGGAAGGTTGATCACTCGTGCTGAAATGGCTCCAGACAAATATGTGCTCATGCAATCCACAGGACTGAAAGATAAGAATGGCGTGGAGATATTTGAAGGGGATGTAGTATCAGTCAGCGTGCGAAATGGCTTCGATTACTTAGATAATAAAGTTTGTATTGTCAAAAATTCAATAGATTATTCCGGATTAGTTTGTGCCACTGTTGATGAAGACTTAGAGTATCAAATTTTTAACACAGAGCTGTTTGAAGAATACACGTATGAAGTCATCGGAAATATATACGAGAATAGCGAGTTATTGGAGGAACAGAGATGAATAAACAGAAACTGATTGATAAATATACTGCAGAAATATCTAGATTAAGACCTTATTGCCCCAATAGACATTTAATTAGCGAGCAACTTAAATATGATCTTTATAAAGAAATCCTAGAAGATTTAAAACAACTAGACGAACCGCAGAAACACGTTATTCCACAACTCGTGGCCGGTTGGCTTGAGAAATCTACGGACCCTTTTACGAAAGCTGAAAAAATAGCGTATTTAATCAAATCTAAAGATGGTGATTCATATTATTTCTGTGATTGGTTTGTACGAGATGGCATAGTGACGCAAGAACAAGGAGAAGAATTACTTGCTTGGACAACGAGACAATCATATGAAACACTACTGAGCCTATACAACGGCTACGAGGTCGAGAAAGAGCCGTTGTATAGAGTTAAAATAGGCGAGGGATATTTCGTTGAGTATCAAGGAAGAGGCACGTTGATTATGCCTGATTGTAATAAAGAGATTAAGATATTTGATTCGAAATCAGATGCCGAGCGTACTGCTCAGACAATCGGTGGAACAGTGGAAGAGGTGGCAGAAAGATGAGCAGACATCTAATGCTCCATATACCAGACGGAACAAAGGCAATTGCAATTAGTATTGTTGCTGAACGAAAAGATGGCGGTTTGGCGTTGACCACAAAAGGAATTGATACCAAACAGATTTTAGAAGGCAGAGATGTCGAGATAGAGATCGATGAGGAGGAAGCGGAATGAGTGTTCAAGTTTATTTAAAAAGAGATTTGGCCAGGTTTCCTCGAAGCTGGGATACAAATTCCCACCCATCCGAGGCAGAAGAAGAGGGATATCTAATGTCTGCTAACATGATAGAAATTACAAGAGATGATGCGGATGAGTTTGATAAAAAAAGATCATGGTACTCGGTTCCGAATCCAATGTATACGGCTGTAATAGAAGATTATCATATATCCGACAGATTTATTCTGATTGATCTAGAAAGGCCTAAGAAACGAATTAAACAGTATAGACGTTGTGGATTTTCAACAAAGAAATGGTGATAACAAAACAGAGGTGAAGAAAAATGAACAACAGACACCGCAGAGTAGCAAAACTAAGAAAACAGGAACTGAATGTACTAAAGACAAAGTTTGAAAAAGAATATGGAATTTCAGCAGAAGAAACATATAAAGTGGCAAGTCAGTTTGTTGCTGATGTAAGTGATGCTATTCGTAAGTTTGGAATTTCGATACTAGATATTAAATGGGAGGATACAGAATGAAGATTTATGTAGTAAAGTTTGGAAATCAATTTTACAGAAGTGATGAACGTTCTATAGGGGCTAACACATTATCCATTGTAGACATACTCCAAAGCGCAAGATGGTTTGATAATCTCGAAGAAGCTAACCAAGTTTCACGACGACTTGGTGGATTAACGCAAGTATATGAACTGGTCACTGTCGATCATGAGGGGGTAGAGTAATGAAACTAAAAGACGGATTTTACGCTAGTAGTCATGGTATTGGCGGTTTGATGCTAGATATGCCGACAAAGAACCCTAAAACACGTGAGAAACCAAAATTCAAAGTCGGTGACATGGTTCGATGTGAAGCAGAAGAGTTCATCTATCCATTTCGTGGATATGTAGAGCATCTCTATAATCACTCGGCAATCATTCGTATTGAAAACACGATGAAATGTGACAAGTGGTTAGCGAAAAGCAAAGAGAATTTAGCTGTAGCGAGATTGGTGGATATTGAACTAATCAATGACAAATAAAAAAAGCCGGATCGCTCCGACTAACATAATAAAACAGACAAGTTTATTATATCACATAAAAGGAGCGGTTTGACTTGATGCAATTGTTACGAGAGGTAGATTTCAAACAGACAAGATGTAATGCGAGAGATGTGCTGAAGAACTTTCGGCGTTTGGAGCGGATGGCAGGTCGCTCTTTGATAGATATTAAGTCGCCGATTATTACGGATATGCCGAAGGCACCGAAGCACGGCAATAAGGCAGAGGACGCGATCATTCAGATGATGGATATAGAAGCGGAGAGAGACGCGATTCTAGCGGCTTTGATGGCTCTTAGTCTGATTAGCCGTCAGATACTCTACTACAGCTTCTGTGACGTAAACAAGCACTCTAATTATGAAATAGGGCAATTGATACGAGGATACGGAGAGAAGAATGTAGAGAAGTTGAAATCCATCGCGTTGATCGAATTTGCAGAAGCATATAAAAAAGGCGTGTTAGTTCAGTATCGTTGATTTTGTAGGGTTTTTGTAGGGATAGTGTAGGGTTTTTGAGCGGTTTAACGTGATATTATGGTAGTGTCGAAAGATTAGGAAACAGGACTTCGACAAAATAAAATGTAAGGGAGGAAATCTCCCTCATCGTTTTAATTAAGTTTCGATAGACAGCAGTGAATACTAACAAGGATGTGAACTCAACTCTTGCAGAATTGTTCGTACACTGTTGTCTATTAATATTATTTCGAGGAGGCACATTATGGAAAATGGATTAGTTGCAGCATATGAGAATATGGATCGTGATCAATTGATCAGTGTAATCACTCAGCAAAAAATGGAAATTAATGAACTTGCTGCGGTTGGCAAAGCTTACAAGCAGCATTTGGAAGAAACTATTGAGTATCGTTCAGTAGAGAAATATCGAAATTTAAAAAAATAGAGAAGCAGATGATACTGCTCCTCATGGTACTCAACCTCTGTGGCAATTAGGGCAACAGTAGTAACAGCCATCAAATTTTGAAGAAGGATTTAATGTTTTGATTGCTCGTATTGCTTCTGTACAGTTAGAATAGTAACCGAACTCTACTTGGTTCTTTTTCTCAGGGAGACGATGACATGTACTTCGGTGCACCTCGTGGCGACCTTTGTCATCTTGATTTTGGTTAGCAATGTAATATGGCATACGAATTGCTCCTTTCGTCTATTTCAGCGGACCACTCGCTGATAAATAAAATTATACGCTTAGTATTTATTTTCACAATAAAATTTTATCGCTGTGGCGGAAGTAGAAGACGCAACGGTAAATGGCGAGTAGCCTCGTGAGAGCCTGGTAAGTTCTCGTGTGTGGTGCGATTCCACTCCAGTGACTTTAAGCAACCGAGGGGGGTATGAACTCGTGTGGTGCGAGCCCTAGGGAGGACAGGATAACCACCTGTGTGTAGGTTGCTATTACATATTAGATCACTCTTTGAGTGGTCTTTTTATTTTGCGTAAAGGAGGCTGCATAATGAGGAACTACTGGTATATATCGCTAACTAATGAATATCCTCGAACCATTGATGATTGTTCAGTGCGTGTTGTGCGTTCTGTACAAATCAAAGGGAAGTACTCCATTGTCGAAATGCTAAGAGAAGCCACACCAAAAGAGGTTGATAAGTACAATCTTCGTTACTGTGGCCATGGATATTTTAGTGAGCAGAACATACAGACAAATATTGAGAGGTATTGTTAATAAAATTGAAAGGTGGTGGCTTGAATGTGGTAAATTTGACACCAAAACAAAAAGCTTTTGCGGATGAATATATAAAAAATGGTGGTAATGCTACTCAAGCCGCCATTAAAGCAGGTTATAGCAAACGATCAGCAAGAGTAATAGGTAAGGAAAACCTAACTAAACCTAACATAATACAGTATATTAATGAACGGCTAAATCCTATCGAAAAGAAGCGCAAATTAAGTGCTGAGGACGCTTTAAATGAATTGATAGATATTTGGCAAGGAGAAGTACAAATAAGCGTGAGCAAGCAAATAGACCGCTTGGATAAAAACAAGGTTATTAAACATATGCAATATGAATATACACCAGATTTAGAAAGCAAATTGAAAGCCTTGGATTTGTATTTGAAGTATAAATCGCTGTTATCACAAACGCAATTAGAAAAAGCTCAAACAGAAATAAAATTAATGCAAGCAAAATTAGAACAATTACAGATAAACTCAGAGCGTTCTACCGAAGAAAAACTTGATGAGTTGTTAGAAAAGATTAGTGGTGAATTAGATGGCACTAGTTGATATTTATAACCCAAAGCAAATAGACGTGTTAAATAAAACCATTAAGAATGATTGGTTCATTACTTTATTACATGGAGCAAAACGTTCTGGGAAAACAAAAATAAACAATGATTTGTTCTTGTTTGAATTGCGACGTGTGCGAAAGATTGCCGATGAAGAAGACATTAAGGAACCAATGTATATCCTAGCAGGAGTTTCAAGTGCAACAATCCAAAAGAACATCTTACAGGAACTATACAACATGTACAGCATAGAACCTAAATTCGATAAACATGGAAACTTTAAGTTATTTGGCGTTAAGGTCGTACAAGCTTATACAGGAAACATTGGCGGTGTTGGTGCAATTCGTGGTATGACAGCATATGGCGCTTATATCAATGAGGCATCGCTAGCTAGACAAGAAGTATTTGCTGAAATCGTTTCACGTTGTTCAGGAACAGGAGCGAGAATCCTAGCTGATACAAACCCTGACAACCCGGAACACTGGCTAAAGAAAGAGTATATCGACAATTCAAGTAAAAACATTCAATCTTTCCACTTTGAATTGGATGATAATACTTTTTTATCTGAACGCTATAGAAATAATATTAAAGAATCAACTCCAAGTGGGATGTTTTATGATCGCGATATCAAAGGACTATGGGTTTCTGCTGAAGGTGTCGTTTATCGTGATTTTGATGCTAGCAAGCACTACATCCAGTCAAAAGACTTGCCACCTTTGAGCAACTTTTATTGTGGTGTTGACTGGGGATATGAACACTGGGGTTCAATCGTAGTTATAGGTGAAACGGATGACGGAACAGCTTATTTAATCGAAGAACATGCTACTCAATTTGAAGAGATTGATTATTGGGTAGATGTAGCAAAGGGCATTCAGCAGCGATATGGCTTGCGAACGCCTTTTTATTGTGACTCAGCAAGGCCGGAACATGTAGCTCGTTTCCAAAGAGAAGGAATAAAAGCGATTAACGCCGATAAAGCAAGGCTGTCGGGTGTTGAATCTGTAGCAAAGTTGTTTAAGACAGACAAATTATTTATCTGCAAAGATAAGGCCCGGAAATTCCGTGACGAGATTTATCAGTACGTTTGGGATAAGAAAAAGGGTGAACCTATCAAAGAGTTTGATGATGTGTTAGATGCTTTGCGGTATGCAATCTACACACACCACAAACCTAAAGCGAGAGCCAAAGGATTCAAAGGAGGACTGTAATTTTGATATTAAACAGCGATAAACTAACGCCACCAAAAATCATGACGTTTGACCGAGATGAGGACATTACGCCAGAAGTCATTGCCAAATTCATGCGTATTCATCAGCTAGAATTACCACGCTATCAGTATTTGATGAACTGCTACAAAGGGCAAATGGAGATTTACGACTACGCTAAAAAAGACAGCTACAAGCCAGACAATCGGCTAGCAGTCAACTTCCCGAAATACATTACCGACACATTTACCGGCTATTTTAATGGTATTCCAGTTAAAAAGAGCCATCCAGACGATGCTTACAATCAAGCAATCAGAGCATTTGACGGCTTAAACGACATGGAGGACGAGGAATCAGAACTTGCTAAAATGGCGTGTGTCTACGGCCGGTGCTATGAGTTTATGTATCAAAACGAGAACACAGAAACCTGTGTTGTGTACAACTCACCAGAAGATATGTTTTTGGTGTATGACAACTCAGTTAAGCAAGAGCCGTTGTTTGCCGTGAGATACGGACTAGATGATGATAACGTGTTTCAAGGTGAATATTATGGGCCTGGTGGCAATCGCAAGCTAACAGGCTCTGCGTCTGCTTTGCAGTTTGGTGAGGAGTTAGACGATTATTATGGCGAGTTGCCGGTTACCGAGTTTTATTTTAACGAGGAACGCATGAGCATTTTTGAGTCGGTCATCTCACTATTTAATGCGTTTAACAAAGCTATCAGCGAGAAAGCAAATGACGTGGAATACTTTAGTGACCAATATCTTGCGTTTTTAGGTGCAGAAGTAGATGGCGAAGATTTAAAAGAAATCCGTGAGAACCGAATCATCAACTATTATGGCACTGAGGCAACTCGTGTGGATGTTAAGTTTTTAGATAAGCCAGACAGCGACGAACAGACGGAACACTTGCTAGACCGCCTGCAAAAGCTAATTTTCCAAACATCTATGGTGGCAAACATCAGCGATGAGTCTTTTGGACAAGCGTCTGGCACAGCCCTAGCTTACAAATTGGAGGCAATGAGCAATCTAGCGTTAGCCTTCCAACGCAAGTATCAATCAGCCCTAAACAAGCGTTACAAGCTGTTTAGTAGTCTTGCTACTAACGTGCCTGCCAGCCTGTCTAACGCGTGGCGAGAGTTGGAATATACATTTACCCGCAACGAGCCAAAGGACATCAAGAGTCAAGCGGAAACAGCTCAAATGTTGATGGGTATCACCTCAGAAGAAACCGCGTTGTCCGTCTTGTCTGTCGTGTCAGACACTAAAGCCGAGTTGGAGAAGATTGAGGCACAAAAACCGAAAGTTGCTTACGACTTCGAGAAAGAGCCGGAAGACGGTGAGAAATAATGAACTCACAAGACTATTGGCGCAAACGTGAAGAGAAATGGATAGCGCAGCAGATTAAAGATGATGCGAAACAGTCCAAAGTGATTGCCGAGAAATATCAACGAGCGCTCGACCAAATCGAGAAAGAAATCTCGGCTAATTGGGAGCGGTTCGCTGGCAAAGAAGGCGTCACACTTTCCGAAGCTAAAAAAATGGCATACGAGATGGATGTGAAGGCTTTTGCTAGAAAGGCGAAGCAGTACGTTAAAGACAAAGACTTCAGCAAAACAGCCAATGATGAATTAAGACTTTACAACGTTACGATGCGAGTGAATCGTTTGGAACTATTAAAGTCACAGATTGGCTTGGAGCTAGTCGCTTTATCTGATGATATAGATAAGTACACCGCCGACACGCTCACCAAAACAGGACTAGCCGAGGCGACACGCCAAGCCGGTATTTTAGGTGAGACAGTATTTTCGGGCTATCAAAACTTTGTGGAGTCGGTAGCTTTTGCGAGCTTTAATGGTGCGACTTTTTCCGAGCGTATTTGGGGCAATAATCAGGCGCTTAAAGCCGATTTAGACCGTCTCCTTGTAAGGAGTATCACACAAGGCAAAAACCCGCGAGAGCTTGCGAGAGAGCTTAGAAACCTGTTTGACAGCACGAAGTACGAGGCAGAACGGTTGATGCGGACGGAGACTGCAAGAGTGCAGATAGAAGTCCAGAAGAAATCATATCTTGAGAATGATGTGGAAGAGTTCGAGTTTGTAGCCGAACCATCAGCGTGCGATGTTTGCAAACCGCTAGACGGTAAGACGTTTAAAGTTAGTAAGATGGAGCCTGGATTAAATTCTGCGCCAATCCACCCTAACTGTAAGTGCAGTACGGTACCTCATGTAAGCAGATAAATTTAAATCGAGGAGGTTTTACTATGACAAACCAAAACAGCCGTTGGCAGACGTTAAAGAACCATTGGTTTCCCAAAACCAATCAAAACTAAATGCGAGAATCGTTTCCCAAAACGTTAAATGCGAGAAGAAAGGAATTACACCATGAAAAAAACATTTTTAATGCCAATGAATCTGCAATATTTTGCAGAACAGGCAGACGACCAAGTAGAAGTACCAGAAACCAACGTTGAAGAAACTACCGCGGAAGAAACCGAGACTGAGGAAAAGCTGGACTCTGAAAAAGTCGTCGAGAAATTGCAAAAACGATTAGCAAGCAAGACTGCTGCAGAAAAAGAAACTAAGACGCAACTTGAACAAGCATTAGCACGAATTGAGGAGCTTGAAAATGCTGGTAAAAAAGGCGTGAAAGAACTCTCCGATGAAGAGAAAGCAGTTAAAGAGCAACAGGAGAAAGACGCTGAAATCGCCAAATTAAAGGCTCAAATCAAGATTGCTGAAGCCACACAGCAAGCTGATGAAGTCTTAAAAGATGCTGGTTTAACAGTCGGCAAAGACATCCTAGGCATTGTGGTAGCCGAAGACGACCAACAAACTCTAGCAAACGTTAAAGCGCTAATCAACTACACGCAAGACCAACGATCTAAATGGGAGATTGCAAGGAACACTGGTTCCACTCCAAAACGCACACCAGGCAACCAGCAAGCTATCACGCAAGAACAGTTTGATGCTATGTCGTTTGCACAAAAGTCGGCGTTAGCAACAAAAGATCCAGAACAATTTAAAAAATTAACAGGAGGCTATTAATATGGCAAACACAAAAACAACGTTAGCGGATTTAGTAAATCCCGAAGTATTAGCACCAATCGTATCTTATCAACTACAAAAAGCATTGCGCTTTACACCTTTGGCACAGGTAGACACAACTCTTTCCGGTCAACCAGGAAATACATTAACTTTTCCGGCATACACTTATATCGGTGATGCAACAGACGTGGCAGAAGGTGCTGCGATTCCATTGGATAAAATCGGCACATCCACTAAACAAGTGACCGTTAAAAAGGCTGCAAAAGGCACGGAAATCACTGACGAAGCTGTTTTATCTGGCTACGGCGACCCTGTGGGCGAATCTAGCCGGCAATTAGCCTTGTCTATTGCAAACAAAGTGGACGACGACATGATTGCCGCTGCAAAGACGACGACACAAACAGTTACAGCTCCCGCTACTGTTGCCGGTGTGCAAACAGTCTTGGACGTATTTAGCGACGAGGATGCACAAGCTTATGTGTATGTCATGAATCCAATCGATGCTGGTGCATTACGAGCAGATGCCAACGCTCAAAAAATTGGGTCCGAAGTCGGTGCGAATGCGTTGATTAACGGAACTTATGCAGACGTTTTGGGTGCGCAAATTGTCCGCTCTAAGAAAATGGCGCAAGGTGAAGCTTTGATGTTTAAAATCGTGGCTAACCAACCGGCGCTTAAATTAGTCATGAAACGTGGTGTACAAGTGGAATCTGACCGTGATATCGTGACAAAAACTACTGTCATTACAGCGGACGAACACTATGCAGCGTACCTTTACGATTTAACAAAAGTTGTGAAAGTAACCGTGGGCGCTGGTGCATAATGAGTCGCCTGTTAAGTCGTCACTTGCCCGCTTATAAAGCGGAAAAAGAAACGACAAAGCAAGTGAAGAAACCACGAAAGAAACCAGCTAAGAAAAAAGTAGGTGGTTAAATGGCTACCATTGCAGAAGATGTTAAGAAGCTGTTAGGCGGTACACAAGACGAGAAGCTAGAAGTTATCGAACGGCGAACAAAAAGCCGTCTAGCGTCAATTCTGGGCGTGTCAGAAGTGCCTATTAGCTTTGAAACAATTGTCTACGAAGTAACGGTTAAACGATTTAATCGAATTGGTAATGAGGGGATGCAGTCATACAGTCAAGAAGGCCTCTCTATGGCGTTTCCAGAGTCCGACTTTGCCGAATATCAAGGTGAGATTGATGATTGGCTAAACGCACAGGAGGACGACGAGGGCGAGATCAAACGAGGGAGGTTCCGGCTATATTGAGATACGACACGAAAGTATTGTTTATCAAAAATGGCGAAGGCTCCCACTATGACCCTGACCTTGGCGAGTGGATTGAGGATGAACCTACCATCACCGCTACCGAAGCTAACGTGACTGACCTTGGTACAAATCGGAGTGTGGCTTTATTCGGGAGTATCAAACAAGGGGCTGTTGTCATTCGGACACAGCCTTTGTTTATTATCCCAAAATGGGATGCTATCGAGATTGATGGCAAGAGTTATCAGCTAACCACTGCCAGACAGCCACTTGACCGAAACAGTTTGATTGTGCAAGAGGTGGTTCTTGATGAAGGCACAACTTGAATATAAAGGAATCGATCAGCTGATGCGACATCTGAAAAAAGCAGCAACGCTTAATGACGTTCAAAAAGTCGTGAAAAGTAATACTGCTGAAATGACTGAACGAATGCAAAAAGGTGCACCAGTGGATACAGGATACTTACGAAGATCAATAAACATGAATCTTTTAGAAGCTGGTTTAACTGGTATTGTAGGACCGACAACAGACTATGCTTCTTATGTAGAATATGGCACTCGATTTATGTCGGCACAGCCTTATGTTAGACCAGCGTTTAATTACCAAAAAGTCAAATTTATGGCTGAAATGAAAGCCTTGGTGAAATGATGATTAAGACAAGAGATCAATCAATTTTTGATGAACTTTTTAAAATATCCCAAGAAAAACTAGGATACAAAACATACGATTACAAAACTTTAGAGGATGTTGGTTATCCCTTTGTGGAATTTGAGAACACTCAGACCATCCATGAAGTAAATAAAACTGACATTAAAGGGTCTGTGATTGTGGTTTTATCCGTTTGGGGATTACAGAAGAAACGAAAGCAGGTGTCAGATATGGCATCTGCTCTTTTTAATGAAGCTAGATTGATAGAAGCCACAGAAGGCTATTATTGGGCTTTAAATTATCAAGCAAGTGGAATTCAAGTGATGGACGACACAACAACCAATACGCCCCTAAAACGAGCGGTTGTCACACTTGAATTTAGAATTAGATAGGAGGAAGAACATGGAAGCATTAAAAGGTATTGATGTCATTTTGCTTTATCGCTTATTGAAAAAAGAAACTCAGGAAGCTGCTTGGAAAATGGCATTTCAAACAGAACATGAAAATGGATTATCAAGAGATTCAGACTCTACAGTGACAAAAGACGGAAACGTTCAAAGTTTAAGCCCGGTTGAATATGATTTTTCGGCTACTTCAATAGTTGCTAAAGGAGATTCTCATGTAGATGAAATGAAACAAGCCTTATTAAATGGCGATATCATTGAAATTTGGGAAATCAACAAAGCAGAACAGGGAACAGATGATAATGCAAATAAGTACAAAGCTACTTATTACCAAGCATATGTGTCTGAATTTACTCCATCGGCTGCTGCTGAGGATAACGTTGAATTAAGTTTATCATTTGCAGTAAATGGTGTTGGTCAAGATGGTTATGCAACCTTGACAGAAGATCAAGCCGATGTTGTTCAATATGCATTCAAAGATACCGTGAAAGCAACTTCACCAGGAGCATAAGAGGGCTTAGATGCTCTCTTTTTTATTTTAGGAGGATGAAAAACATTGAAATTAAAAATTAAAGGTAAAGAATATTCGTTTAAATTTGGCACTAAATTTGTACGTGAATTAGACAAAGTGATGCCTTTCATCGATGGAAATATGGAATTCGGAATGGGACTCTCAGCAAAAGTCTTACCGGAATTACGTTCTTATAATGTCAACACGTTGTCACGAGTCTTAGAAATAGCAAATAGAACAGAAGAAGAAACTATTACGTTGGATGAAATGGATGATTACATCGATGAAGTTAAAGACATCGAAAAATTGTTTGATGAAGTCCTAAAAGAATTGGCGGAGTCGAACGCGGGAAAGTTAGCGGTCCGAAACCTGAATCAGAAATTGAAAGAAGCGGAAAAACAACAAGCGGAATAGATTCTGCACTGGCATACGAACAAATTCTTATCAATTCTTTTCGATATTTGGGAATGACCAATATCTCAGATATCGAAAGAATGACGTTATATGAATACAACATTCGTATGACTGCAGCCCAGTTATCTTGGCTTGACAAAGAAAAGTTGATTCACGAATTAGCGTGGGCAAATCAGCAAGTCCAAGCGGAGAAAAAAGTAGGCAAAAAGACAGTTCCTGTATATCGATCCTTTGAAGAATTCTTCAATTATCAAAAAATCGAAGATTCAATCATGGGAGTTTCCGAACTTTCAAAACAAGATAAAAAATTCCAAAGCTTACTAACTAAAGCTAACTCTTGAGGAAAGGAGGAAAATCATGGAACAATTTTCTGTTGAAGCCTTATTAAAAGCCACAGATAGTGGATTTGTAAAGACTTTTAAAGATGCGCAAGATGCTGTTAAGACTTTTGAAGAGAAATCAAATAGTATGACAACCGCTGTAGGTAAAGTGATGCAAGGTACAGGTGCCGCAATGACAAAGTATATTACCACACCTCTTATAGGAGTAGGCGTAGCAGCTGCTAAAGTTGGTGGTGACTTTGAAGCACAAATGAGTCGTGTAAAAGCTATATCGGGAGCAACTGGCGACACATTCGAACAGATGAAACAGCAAGCGATTGATCTAGGAGCAAAAACTGCTTTTAGCGCAAAAGAATCAGCTGCTGGAATGGAAAACTTAGCTTCTGCTGGATTTAGCGCACAAGAAATCATGAAAGCAATGCCGGGTCTTTTAGACTTAGCAGCTGTATCTGGAGGGGATGTGGCTCTAGCTTCTGAAAATACTGCTACTGCTTTGAGAGGATTTGGTTTAGAAGCAAGTGAAGCAGGACATGTCGCTGATGTATTTGCTCGTGCTGCTGCGGATACCAATGCTGAAGTTGGAGACATGGGAGAGGCATTGAAGTATGTTGCTCCTGTAGCCAATTCAATGGGTATTTCTTTGGAAGAAACTGCAGCAGCTATTGGTATTATGAGTGACGCAGGTATTAAGGGTTCTCAAGCAGGTACAACGTTGCGAGGAGCATTGTCTAGGTTAGCAAGGCCAACAAAGGCTATGCAAGATACAATGGATAATTTAGGTGTTTCGTTTTATGATGCTGACGGTAAAATGAAACCTTTAAAAACTCAAGTAGAATTACTTAAAAAAGCTTTTGAAGGCCTGACGCCTGAACAACAACAAAATGCTTTGGTAACACTATATGGGCAAGAATCATTATCAGGGATGATGGCCTTGATTGATAAGGGACCTGACTCATTAGGTAAATTAACTAAATCGCTGAAAGATTCTGATGGTGCAGCTGATAATATGGCTCGGACCATGCAGGATAATATGAATTCTTCCATCGAGCAAATGTTTGGAGCTTTTGAGTCAGCAGCTATTGTAATTCAAAAGATTCTAGCACCATCCATCAGAAAAGTAGCAGATGCTATTTCTGGCTTAGTAGAGAAATTTGTGAGTGCTCCAGAATCAACTCAAAAGTTGATAGTTGCTATAGGACTCATAGTTGCTGCTATAGGACCGTTAATTTTTATGATTGGTTCAGTAATTATATGGATCAATAGGGTGAAAGTAGCTTTTAAAGCTTTAAGTGAAAGTTCAAAATTGTTTAGTGGATTAAGTAAAGCAATGGGTCTTCTTACAAATCCGGTTTTTCTGGTTATAGCTGCGGTAGCACTACTTGTTGTAGGTTTCATCTATCTTTGGAATACGAGTGAAGATTTTAGAAACTTTTGGATTGGCTTATGGGAGGGAATCAAGTCTGCTGTAAGCTCGGCAGTAGAATGGATTCAGAATGCATGGAAATCTACAGGAGAATGGTTTAACAATTTATGGAAGTCCATTAAAGAAGGCGCAGACAATGTTTGGACTACAATTCAAGAAGTCCCTGGAAAAGCGGCAGATTGGATCAAGAATAAATGGACTGAAACAAAAGAGTTCTTTTCGAGTATATGGGATGGCATCAAAGAAGCTGCCAGTTCCGCTTGGGAAGGAATTGTAAACATTCTAGCACCGTATGTTATTGCCATAAAAAATGTCTTTCAGCCAATGATTGATTTCTTTACGAACCTATGGTCTCAAATTGGATCAATCGCAGGATCTGCATGGGAAATTATAAAAACTGCTGTAATGGGTCCAATTCTACTTTTGATTGATTTGATAACAGGCAATTTTAATCAGCTAAAAGAAGATGCTTCGATGCTGTGGACTACATTAACCACAAATATCCAAAACATTATCACAACATTTGTAGATATAGTTGTTGGTTATTACACATCCTTAAAGGATACTGTTATAAATATCTGGAATGTGTTAGCTTCTACTATCAAAGATGTGTGGAATTCTTTTACTACATGGATCAAAGAGACAACTAACAATATTGTAAATAGTATTAAACAGGGATGGAGCAACCTAAAACAAGGGACAATCGATCTGTTTAATAATATGATTCAAGGAGCGAAAGATTTATGGAATTCTTTCAAAGCTTGGTTTATTAATCTAGTTATTGGAACTAAGGACAACATCATTCAGGGATGGGAAAACCTAAAACAAGGTACTATAGATACTTTCAACAATTTAGTAAATGGTGCTCAAGAGGCATGGGATAATTTAGTAAATGCTGTTAGTGATACGGTGGATAGAGTAACTGGCTGGTTTGATAACTTGAAAAATATCGACTTATTAGCAGCCGGAAAAGCCATCATGGATAGTTTTCTAGAAGGGTTACAAAATGCATGGAAATCTGTGCAAGATTTTGTTGGAGGTATTGGTGATTGGATTCGTGAACACAAAGGACCTATCCAATACGATAGAAAGCTATTGATTCCAGCTGGTCAGGCTATTATGAATGGTCTGCATAAAGGTCTGATGGGAGGATTCAATGATGTACAGAATACTGTTGGAGGTATGGCGGACTTTATTGCGGAACTTTTCAATGCAAATCCTGATGTAGATATAGCTGCAAATCTGAAAAATGCAAATAAAAACATTGGTGCACAAGTTGAACATAAAGTAAATATGGGCGGCTCTACTAAACCAGCTGTATTTAAATTCAATCTTGGAAGACAATCGTTTAGATTGTTTTTGGACGATATTTCACAAGCTATGGGCGAAGGTGCAGACATTAATCTAGAATTTTAGGAGGGAATATTTTGGATCAGCGAGAAAATAAAATGTACTCATTCAAAGATACAACTATTAATCTCAATAGTTCTAAAAGATTCCTTCCAACGTCTGCCATGATGTACGATGGAATGTATTTAGAAGATTTGATTGAGGGGTATCAAACACTTACGGTGGAAGGTAGAGAAATGCTTTCTATAGAAGTTGAACAGCAAGAGATACAAATTGGTTCAATCATTACAAATCAGAAAATACCTTCAAGAACACTAAAAATAACATACAAGTTGGAAGACAGAGATCCAGAAAAACTACAGTTTAAATTCAAAGAACTGTTGAATTATTTATACCGGAATGAAGACGTGGAAATTAGGTTTCATGATGAATTAGATTATTATTACTACGGTCGCTATACATCAACTGATACTGTTCCAGGAGACTCCAACTCGATTATTTCGAGTTTTAATGTATTCTGTGCGGATCCACTAAAGTATACGAAAGAATGTGTTAGTGATGGCTATATTGGAAATCCGATACAGTTTCCTATAACACCAAGAAAAATTGAAGTTACTTTATCCATGAATAATTCAATCAAAATTACAAACGGAGAACAAAATATCATGATTACTGATGCGGCAATAAAAACAGGAGACGTGTTGGTTTTTGATTTTTCCGATGAGCAGGTAACTGTAAACGGAGAAGATTGTACTTCTATGATTGATTTAGAAAGTGATTTTGAGAACTTTTATCTTAAGCAAGGTCAGAAGATAACTAGCAATAATGGGAAGCTTAAAATATTCTATAGGGGGGCGACAATTTGAGTGAGACAGTTTATTTCTTTGATCACTTGCAAAAACTTATTAAAAGGAAAAATACAAGAAGTTTGATTGAAGTCTCCCAAGAAAAAGAAATTAGTTCTGATAAGAGCGATCTAATGAAAGATACTCTATACGTTACGACAAAATATGATAAAGAAATAGAGGATGCAAGATATATGGCGATTCGTGAAAACGAGTCGTCTTTTTCGTTGTATCGAATTACTAAAGTTAGCGACCCATCTGAAACATTAGAGTTTACAGGGTTAGGATTTGCAACAAATGAATTAGATGCTTACATCATCAAAGATATTAGACCGAGTGGGCAGCCCTTAAAAAATGTCCTTGATCGATTGATTGAATTTACTGAAGGAAATTGGCGCGTTGGTCACGTAGAAGCAATGTTACCAGCAGTAACTGCAACTTTTTACTATGTCTCTGTAAAAGAAGCGTTGAAAGAATTGCAAACCTTAGGCATGGAATTTGTCTTTAGGTGTTCTTTGAATTCTGATGGAATAAAGGATAAATGGATCGAAGTATATGAACAAATTGGTGAAGAATCGAATACACGTTTTGTATATGGTAGTAAAGCATTAACAGTTGTAAGAGAGATAGATAGAAGCTCAATCTCAACTTCAATGATAGGTCGTGGGCGAGGCGAAGAGGTTGGTGACGGATACGGTAGAAGAATTGAATTCACTGATGTTGAATGGAAAAAGTCGAATGGTGATCCTTTAGATAAGCCTAAAGGCCAAAATTGGCTTGAAGATCCGGAAGCAACTCAAAAGTATGGTATACCACAAAAAGATGGATCAATGAGAAAGCGAGAAACCGTGGTAGTGTTTGATGATATAGATGATCCAACAGAATTACTTAAAAATACTTATTCAACCTTAATCGATTCTGCTAGACCGTTAGTACAATTCAAAGCCGAAATCACTGGAGGAGATGTGATAGGAAATACAGTGACTATTCACAGATACGATAAAGGTTATCACTATAAAACTCGTATTTATAAAACTACATTCAATCGGCTTACCGGTCAAACGAATATCGAATTAGGGGATAATTTAACACAAGATGTTAGAAAACAAACGGCTTCTATTGTCAATAATATTAATAGTTTAGAATCTAGCAAAATGACATTTTACGAATCGACAGAGATTGGAAAATATCAAGATGACATTATGCGAGGTGCAGGAGATAATGGCGGTTCTATTTATTGGGTAAATGGAATTGAAGCTGGTGTTAGTGATAGTAGAGAAATCTATGAAACTGTTTATATGGATGGACCTAACATTCCTAGATCACGCTTTTTTATGGTCCAAAATAACTCAGGAATATCTTTCAAACAGTGTAAGAAAGGTGAATGGAAAACAATCCAAGATGTACACAATGGTGATAGCACGACCGCTTGGACGTTGGATGGAACTTTCAATGCTAATTTTATTCGCGCAGGCATTCTGTCTGGTATCCTCGTGCAAGGGGTAGCTTTAAAAACATTTGACGATAAAGATTTCCAATTAGTGGCAGAGGGGGGAGAACTTTCTTTTGAAAAACAAGTCAAGTCTACTGGACTAGATGATGTACATGGAGAACGCTTGGGCTCAATTGTATCTACTTATGGTTCTAAAGGGATTAACGGCTTTGCTGTATGGAAAGAACCAAACTATATTTTTTCCATTAACGCTGGGGACGGCGGCGATCGAGGGAATCCTGTTTTTCAAATTCCAGCAGACGTTACTGCTGATAAACGCAAATATAATCTTTACGGTGATGGTAAATTTTCAGAAGGAAATATAACCATAGATGGCCGTCTAGATGTCAAAGAATTATATGTGAATGGCGTTAAAATCGATACAAACGGTGGTAACAATACCGGAGGAAACGATAACGGTTGGAATGGACAATATCCACCAGAAGTAACTACTGATCGGGATAAACGTTATTGGCAGATTTGGGCAATGGCAATAGGTGCTGGCTTTACTAAACAAGCTGCTGCAGCTTTACTTGGCAATGCACAAGGAGAATCAGATGCTAATCCAACCGCCGATGAGGGTAATGGCGCACCTGGGTTTGGTTATGGTGTATGGCAATGGACCGATTCTTCTGGCGCAACTAGCGGACGTGTCTACATGATCAATTTAATGACAAAGGCTGGCATCAATGATGATCCAGACACGATCACGGCGCAGTTCAAATTGTTGATGTGGCATGCACCAAATGGTCAATGGATCGCAACTAGCGCTTATCCTTACACATGGACACAATTCATGAATCTGACCGATATCAACACAGCAGCACAAGCATTCGTGGCTAACTTTGAACGTCCACGTGATCCACATCCAGAACGAACGACATGGGCACAAGAATGGTATGACAAATTCAAAGATTTGGAAATTCCTGCATCAAAAGGGTATATAAAACCAATTGCGGATCCGATCACGGTGACAAGTGAATTTGGCTGGCGCACTTCTCCAATTACAGGCGCACAAGAATTTCATAACGGTATTGACCTTGTAAATGGAAATCCTAATACACCTATCTTTGCTTCAGCAGATGGCGAAGTTATCGTTGCAGGTGATGCAAATTACTTTGACTGGTATGGAAATTGGACAGTGATCAAACATGCTGATGGAATGTATACAGGCTATGCACATCAAAGCCGTGTGGATGTTGCAAAAGGTCAAAAAGTAACTGCTGGTCAGCAAATTGGACTAATGGGGACAACAGGACCATCCACTGGAGAACATCTTCATTTCCAATTTATGGATGAATTTTATCCATCTTCTTCAGGTCATTTCCACAATGCAAGAGACTATATCAATTTCTAAAGGAGGGATAGTCGTGGCAGAAACGCAACATAAAATGGTCCTATCCACCACAGAACCAAATAACGGAATAAATTTGGTTCGAATTCGGCAAGGGGATGTTTTAACCCAAAAGTTCGTTGTTGAAGTGGTGGAACATGGCAAACTAAAAACATTCGAGGGCCTAGTGCCGTTTTTTATTAATACAACAAAATTTGGCGAAAACCAACCTGTTGAACAAAAAGTACAAGAATACAGTCCAGCGCAAGCAAGGCTTGTTTACACCTTAAGTGAGCCTGACTGGCAATGGGGTGGTGAAAACACCGCACATTTCAGTTTCCGATCACTTAATGGTGATGGAACTTGGAGTGAACAATTTAGCACACAGGATTTTACCTATCGAGTCATTTCTGGAATATCTAGAAGCCAGTTACGTGACTCTGGATATGTGTGGACCTTTGAGGATTTGCTAAGAAAATTCAAAGATTACATGGATCAGGGCAAAAATGACTGGGAGCAGTGGTTAGAAGATAATCGTGAAATACTGGAAAATATCGATCCAGGTGGTACGATCATTAACATTCTGAATGAAGCTAAAGGCGACTACGAATCATTAGCTGATCGTATAAACCAAAAATACCAAGTGCCAGTCGGCAGCTCACAAATTAGAGAAACAACACGCTTTTTTGATTACGACACGATGAAATACGTTGACCTAGTGCCGCGCAATTTGAATACGGTTGTCAACAGTGTTAATAACAGCAAATTTAACTTTTCTTTCATTACAGACATTCACGTAGATAATCATAACTTGCGTATAGATGGTGTCGGCTACAAAGACGCTTACTATCTAAGACATTGGCGCGCAATCCCTCAATTTCAAAAGTTAGGGAACAAAACAGATGTGATGATTTACGGCGGAGACAATATCGACGGCGGACTTGGATCGCTCGGCAATGACATAGGCATCATTGACGAATGGAGCGCGCGGCATTCTATGCTAGGCACGCTCAAGCGTTTTACAAATGCGACGGTAACAGGACAAAAAAAACCGGTTATTATCTGCAAAGGGAATCACGACGCTTGTTTCGAACCCGCGTGGCGTAAACGAAAGGGAATGTTATGCAACGCTGACTTCGAAGAGTATTGGAACGGTTTGTACGGCGGTACGTTGTTCCCGGATAAAAACGTAGCAATTTACCGTTTTGATACTTGTGATTTTTACGAAGGTGGCACCGGCGACAAGTACGTGGATGGTTACAGCGATACAACACCGGGAGCTTTCAGCGCTAAGCAAATCAACGATTTCGGGGAATGGTTAGTGAACGTGCCGAGAAACTATCATATAGTATTAGTAGGGCATACGCCTTTAACTCTCAGCAAGTTCCCTGTTCGTAACGAAAACATGATTAGTACGTTGATAGAAGGCTTTAAATCTGGTAGCCCGGTAACTATCAATTGGTCTAAATTAGGACAACCGAATGACGGTTCGTTCGGCGGATCAAAGACCTTCGCAATGAATACAAAAGGCGCCGGCGTTGTAGTAGGTTACTTCTGCGGACATTGGCACGAGCAAGTCGAAGGAACGTTTGGAACAATAAAAATGATTCTTTGTGACGTCGGTTTCTCTCAGACAGCTAGCCAAGTTGATACGCCGGATGAATTAGCATTTTATAAGATAGAAGTTGATACAGCAACAAGAAAAGTGACAAGTAAAGGCGTAGGGCGCGCGAAAGACTTCACTTATAACTATTAAGGCGGTGAACAATTAAATGTTAGATTTTCAAAGCAAACCAAATATTTTCGAAGAAATGAGTTACGAAGAGGCTGTAAAATGGTTGTTGCGTCAAGCGGCTATCCATTACGACGGTTCGGATCACGACGCGCACGTCCTAGCTACTGAAAGCAACGCAGGTTTTGCTACACCGGAAACAGTTATGCAGGCACGTGGGCGTTGGTTACGTGATTATAAGTTGCCGCAAAAATATCCGAACATTTTAGACATTCCGCCCGGCAAATACGCGACGAAAGCCGGCTGGGGAGCGAACAACCCCGGCGGAATCGAAGACGATAGTTTTGTTGAGATGATGGTATTCGCGGATCACGATTTGAGAAAATTAATCGTTGCTTTTGCTCGTTATAGCGGTGAAATCTATATCAAAATGACACACAACAGCGAACCGGCAGAAGGTTATAACTCACTAGGTTGGCGGCGTGTTTATACTACCTCTGTTCTTTTTGAGGGAGAATTAAGAAAAGGGCAATCGGTCAATCTACCAGACGACACCTTCCGTTACCAAACGCTTCGCATCCACTATACAGATGGTGACGCCGACTTCGTGGAAGAAGTAAAGCGTCAAAGATACGCGCGGATTACAAAAGCTAATTTATGGAACAAGAGTGCAGGAATGACGTTGATCGAGTTTGAACTGACAATCGAAGCGCGAAAGATAACGATGTCAAACGGCAGAGCTTTAGATATTTCATCCGGCAATGTCTCCAATCCCGCAATGAGCAACGACGTGAAAATAACTAAGATTGAAGGTGTGAAATAATGGCGCATGTCATCAAAAAAGGCTCTATCAAAGTACCTACACAGCCGAAAGACTACGATTTGCAAGCAACGGGGCTTGTATTTAAATCATACGATAATCAAATAGCGTTAGAGTTCAACGTCGAACAACAGAACGGCACACCGGCGGACTTGCTAGGAGCTAACTTGCGCTTGTTGATGTTTATCTATGATGAAGTAGATGGAATGATCACGAAAGAGCCAATCCCTTTTATCACGAAAAACCTCATCACTGAAAGCTTCTTGAATGGACAGGTCGTATATATCTTGCCAGAAGCGATGAAAGCTTATAACGGTATGGTGGAAGCTTATGTTTACATCGAGTATCCAGACGGATCAACAAGTGATAACTTAGGCTTCACCTTCCGTATGAAGCGTTCAGCAATCGACGGACTAGCGCAAGATAAAGCAGACTACTTTATTGCAGACTTTCAACAATTACTTGATGGAGTCAAACAAGAAGCAACAGATGCAGTAAATGAGACACTAGCAAAAGTTGAAGCTGTTTCTGAAAATGTTAGTTCAGCGCAAAATGATCTAACTATACTTGAAGACCGTATTGATCAAACCAATCAGCAAATCGGCGATCTCGGCAAGCTGAAAAAGATGTACAGTAACAGCATTGATTTCGGGGGCTATGATTATTCGGGGAATCCGAATTTGTTAAGTAAGCTATCATACGACTTAATTGAAAATCAAAATACTTCAGCTGGAACACTTTCTAAAGGTGAAAACTCGTTTAAATATAATAAGATATCAGCTGAAACGGAAGGTGGAGTAGAGTTATATTATAAACGAAGAGGTATAGCTAACTGGTTACCCTCTAATAAAACGCTTGTAATGACCGTTAAACTTAGAGCTGGAGCGGACTATAGTCCAGTTGACGGAAAACTTATACTGATTAGATATAGGTATGTTGACAGTGGAACTGGCAAGATTGTTTTAGGCTTACCTATTAACAGTAATTCGATAACTCAGGAATGGAAAGAGTTTAGTATTACTGGAACTACTCCAACATTTAGCCCACAAGCATACCATCCTTGGATACAATTTAGGGCTCAAGATGGGATACTTGGGGAAATAGAAATGAGCTATGACATCAAAATCGAAGAAGGCTCAACAGCTACACCATTCCAACCTAACTTATTAGCAGAACCTTACAACATGTGTCGCGAATATCCTAACGAAAATATTGCCGATCCTAAAGTTAAGTTCCCAATCGAATCTGGCGACCACCAAATATATCAAGGTTACACAGAAGAAGAGCTTATGATAGGTCAAACGTATACTATCACGCTTAAAGGAACAAAACCCGCAAGTCAAACCTTTGTAGCGTATAATCATTGGACTGCTCGTTTAGGAGAACTAAAGCCGGTTGATGGGTTGACAGACGTATGGTCTCTAACATTCACACCAACGAATGTTGTGGCGATGCCTAAACTTTTCCGTGTTTATCAGTATCCACGATCAACAGTAGGCGCATGCCAAATTGACTGGCTCAAGATCGAAAAAGGCAACACACGAACTCCGAATATTAGTGAGTATAAATATCGTGGTACTGGTATGCGTGATTCAAACAATCCAAAAGATTATGTTTGGGATCTAGCACCAGAATATGTCGAAGATAATTTGGCCACAGATATTAAAATTTCTGAAATTACTGGTAAAGCAAACAATTATACCGATGGGAAAGTATCGAAGATTAATTCGCAGTTGACTGCTTCAATTAATGAAGTAGACACCACAGCTAAGGGTGCTCAAACAAAAGCGAATGCTAATGCGACTGCTATAGATGAATTAGACAATAAGATCGATGAACGCATTAATGATACAGCTACTACCGCATTTTATGGCGCACAAGGTGAAGTCTCTAACAAAACGAAAGTAGCGGAGTATGGAGTAGGAACAGGGTATACTACTACAGCTGTAGGAGAAACACATTTCGAACGTCAATCTAACGGATACGTTAAATGCTTAAAAGCTGGTAAGTATTCAATTAGTGCGCAAATACGTGTGCAATTGGGCGGGAAATATGCTTCATGGTTATATACTGATTTATATAAAGATGGAACTTCTGTTGATAATTTAGTATCTTATGGGGTCGACGCCTTGCAAAATAGATTTGCAGCTAGCGGAAACATTGTAACTGATTTAGAAGTAAACGATGTACTAAATATGCGTACTGAAATCGGCGTTGCAAATGGAATTTTACAATTTACATCTTGCCGTACTTTAGTCTTGACTAGACTATCTGATTAATACAATATTTATAATTTTGCTATCAACACGCTCAAAGGAGGGTGTTTTTTATTTTGCAATGAAAGGAGGATAGTTGGTTGAAAGACGAAGCAATACAAGACGTGGTAGAACGCTTAGTGCGTATTGAAACGAAACTGGATAATTACGAATTATTACGCGAAAAAGCGGAAAGTGCAAAAGATAGAGCGGATCAGGCATATTCTATTGCGCTTAATAATGCGGAAGATATCAAAGAAATGAAAGCCAATAATAAATGGTCGTGGGGTTACATGATCGGTTTAGGCATTACGATCATTGGCTATTTCTTGACTAAATTGTAAAGGAGGTGAGAAGAAATGATTTTACCCGATAAGTATTATCAAGTCATTAAATGGACGGTTTTAACAGTATTACCAGCTGCATCTGCTTTAGTAGCCATGTTAGGCAAAGCCTATGGATGGAATGGAACAGATATGACAGTTCTGACTATCAATGCAGTAGCCACGTTTTTAGGCGTTATCACTGGTGTGTCGGCTTATAATTTGAAAAAATAGGAGGAAACAAATGAAAAAGAAAATTACTATTACTGCGATGAGCCTATTAACGGCTCTTTTTTTATTGCCAATTAATGGGTTCGCCTATACGATTAACAATGAATTTAATTTGGGCCTAAACGAAGGTAGCTCACAAGTAGCAAATAATCAGTACATTTTACTGCATGAAACGGCTAATGAAACAGCAACAGGACGCAATGAAGCGCAATATATGCAACGTTCATGGACTAGTGCTTATACTGCTTATATTGTGGGAGACGGTGGAATTGTTTACCAAGTTGGACAACCTGGTTATGTACAGTACGGTGCTGGTTCGTATGCTAATGCTAACAGTCCTGTGCAGATTGAGTTACAACACACACATAATAAAGCAACTTTTGAAAAGAACTATAAAGCATACGTTGAATTGGCGAGAGATTCCGCTAAGAAATACGGTATTCCGCTTACATTGGACACTCCTTATAACCAACCAGGAATCAAATCACATTTATGGGTAACACAAAATATTTGGGGCGATCATACAGATCCTTACGGTTATCTTTCTGAAATGGGCGTAAGTAAAGAAAAATTAGCATATGATTTAGCTCATGGATTTACCGATGAAAATCCAACAACTTCTGAAAACAAGCCTGTCATTGATCCAACACGAGCTGGTGCAGCTAATCCTACGCTGACAGATGGAACAAACTACGCTCATATTGATCAGTTTGGGGAAATTGAAAATGCAAACTTACACGTCGCTGGATGGCACATCGCTAACTATAAATACGAGTATATTTTCATTATGGATTACAATACTGGAAAAGAATTAGCTCGAGTAAGAGCTGATGGAATTTATAGACCAGATGTAAATCAAGCTTATAATACTTTAGGAAATGTTGGCTATCATGTATCTTTCAATATGCGTAATTTTCCTAATAAGAAAGTCTATGTAATGATGCGGGCAACGAATGATCCAGAAGGGAACACTAAAGGCGGAGCACAAGATTTTCATGATAAACGCTGGTACTTGAATATTCCTAAACGATAAAAATAGCCCCTCATTTTTGAGGGGAAGTACATATAGTTGTTGATATAGTTGCTAATATTGTTAGCTAATTTGTTAGTAAAACTGCATACTATTTAGATAGTAAAAATATAGCTTGTTTCTTATATACAAGCAATTTTAATATTTATATACTATCCCATATACAAACAAAATTGTTAACAAAATTAGCTAATAAATTAACTTATATATATTGACTTTATATTATAGGTATCGGATAATTTGTATAGTAGAAGTAAACAAAAATAGGAGGGATAAGCGTGCATAAACCAAAAGATGTAGCTAAATGGTTTGTAGCAAATACAGATGTAGCTTCAGGTTCGCAAATCACCCCATTAAAAATTCAAAAATTGTTGTACTATGCCCAAGCTTGGTATTTAGCAATATATAATGAGCCCTTGATGGACACTGAATTCGAAGCATGGGCCCATGGTCCCGTTGTACCGGAAGTATATCACGGGCTATCCGATTTTAAGTATAACCCTGTGAGTATTAGTGCAGAGTATTTTTCTGATGCAGAAGAGGTAAGCTGTGAGCAAGAAGTAGATTTACTGCAACAAATAATGGATATATATGGAATATACGATGGAAAGTATCTTGAAAAGTTGACTCATCAAGAGGATCCGTGGATTCAAACAAGAGGTGACCTTCCACCTGAAGCAAGATGTAATGAGGTTATTAGTAGAGAAGTTATGAAGGATTTCTACCGTAATATGCAAGGGGAATAATAATTGTGGCAGCAAAAAGGATAAAACCTAACACGAATTTAAAAGAAACGCAAAATCACACTGCTGGCATTCCAAGAGATGCAGCAACTTTAAATTATCATAGTTTAGGAAAACAAAATGCTGATCAAGAACACCCTTGTTTGAATTTAAAGTATTATGATTTTAACTTCGAATGCTTTTCTGAGTTGTCACAAGAAGATTTAAAAAGTTTTACTGCTTTAAATAGAAAATTCAGAGATTTGACATGGCTACAGATTAAACAACAAAGTGGAAAGACAAATAAATCTGGATTAGCTCCAACGAAAATTCCAAGGAATAAATTGCCGAAAAGTCCTATTTTAGATGCAATCAGCGAAGATATTGAAATATTGGAGCTAAGATTATCTAAAAAAGCAAGAGTTTTTGGGTTTAGATCAGCAGCTACTTTTTTTCTAATTTTTTTAGACTCACAGCATAGAATATGCCCATAATTTTTGAAAGACCTCAACCAGTCATCCTTGGTTGAGGCTTTTTTGCTCTGTAATTAACTCGTATAGATCCTGCAAGATAGTTTGTTTCTGAATAAATGATTGATATGAAGTATTTAGATGACTGTATTGACAACTATAAAAATCATTCGATAAAATAGTGATGTTATCGCATATCTTCACTATCACCCATAATAGTCACACTCCAAGCTATGCGATAACAGGTTTGTTGCCACACCTTCTACTGGTTGATTGTTTATGGCTTTATGTGGCAACAACCTGTACTCTTAGCTCAGTTGGTCAGAGCAGACGGCTCATAACCGTCCGGTCGTAGGTTCGAGTCCTAAGGGGTACATTAATGTAGCCATTTGAATCGTTCTGTGTTAGAATTTTTTTGAAGAGTATTATACAAGCTAAAGCTTTTCTTCATTGCCACTCAATGAGTGGCTTTTTTATGTATCCTTTTATGGATTAATGAAAGGATGTTTCACATAGTTATACTTCTGTATATTTGAAAAGTTTTACTTTGATTTTTAAATAGAAAGACATTTGGGTTAAATTGTGAGATAATAATAAAGAAGAGTTTAAAGCGCACCTCAAACCACTTCCCCATAAGTGTGTTACGCTTTAAACTCTTTTATATTTGAAGCTATTAAAAGGCATACCATATTTTTGAAAAAAAGTGAGAAAAAAGGCTTACAATTGGAGTGGTAGTTAATTAGTGACTTATTTTTGATTTTATAGCACTGATACTATAAAATATAGATATCATCATATTACACAATCTTAATACTAACTTAAAAAATATCTCCTTTCACAAGTATGGTGATAAAATTCGTTCCGGGCTACCTTTTTAGGTAGCCTACTTTAATCTTTGTATCTTTCTGGATCAACGAAAGTATACTTTATATAGTCATAACGCCGATGATCGCTTCGTGCGTCTGGCACGTCAGTCACGATATCAAACAAAAAGTATACATCCTTCTTCATTCTAGTTTTCGCAGCAGGAATTTTGAAATAGTTCTTATTAGAATAGTAGAGATTGATTAATAAGCTATCTTCGATTGCTAAAAAGAAAACTTCTGAATCCCATACTTTATAAAAATCTTTGATAAATCTATTCGAAGGATCAAATTTAAACCATAATTGTGTTTTTCCTTCCATCAGCATAAAAGTTCACCTCAAAAAGAGTATACGAACGAATGTTCTTTTTGTAAAGGCGGAATTTAATATACTGAATAATAGAAAACAAGTACTTGTGCCAAATTATGTGCCAAAAAAATTCGAATTCAACAAAATGTAAACAAATAGAAAACCTTCTATATTAAGATTTCCTGCAATAACAAACACAACAGAAGACGTGTAATAGTTAGTCAGGAACGTACAAATAACCCCTGTATCCTTTGCGGTACAGGGGGTTATTTTGTATAAGTAGACATTGTAGTTTCTAAACTGCTATGTCCTAAACGTTTCGATACGCTAAGTATATTTACTCCTTGATAAAGTAAAATAGATGCATGCGTATGTCTTAGTCCCTCAATAAACAGTCGAAGAGAAAATAGGCAAAAATTGATTACTAAAGAAAAACTTACTAGGTCGACGGTGTAGTTGATTTTCATACTTCAACAGATTCGAATTAAACGATTTCGATTGGCTTATACCAGTCCTATCCGACGAAAGATATATCGTTCTTAACTCTAGCGGTATAACTTGAAGCTTTACGTAAAGCCAATGGGAATGAACTGGAGATGACTTTTTATTATTTTTAGTAATAGCTGATGGGTTAATACTTACAACTTTCCTTTTCAAAGTACCATATAAAAAAACGGTGGGGTTGTTTAGCGAAATAAAGGATCTAAGCCAATAGCTTAGATCCTTTATTCTATGCTTTATATTATTTTTTGCATGTGTGCGAAAGTATACTCAAGCCCAATCGCCATTTCGGAAAATCGGTACTGTAGAGCCATCTTCACGGATTCCGTCGATATCCATCTTGTCAGATCCTACCATGAAATCTACGTGGGTTTGACTTCTATTCAATCCAGCTTCTGCTAATTCTTCATCGGACATTTCTGTACCGCCTTTCACACTGAAGGCATAAGCAGAACCTAGTGCTAAGTGATTCGATGCGTTTTCATCAAATAATGTATTGAAAAAGATGATGCCAGATTGAGAAATAGGTGAAGGGTCAGGTACAAGTGCGACTTCTCCTAAACGACGCGCACCTTCATCTGTATCAAGCAGTTTTGCTAAGACATCTTCTCCTTGTTCGGCAGAAAAATCAATGACTTTTCCATCTTTAAAAGTAAATTTCATACCCGAGATGATGGTGCCAGCATAACTCAGTGGCTTTGTACTTGAAATGTAACCATCTACTCGATGACTGTCAGGTGCTGTGAACACTTCTTCCGTCGGCATATTTGCCATGAATTTTTCTCCACGAGCATTATAGCTTCCAGCGCCTTCCCAAAGATGGTTTTTAGGCAATCCGATAATGATATCTGTACCGGGAGCAGTATAGTGCAGGGCAGAAAATTGTTCTCGATTCAATTCTTCTGCTTTTTTTGCTAATTTTTCATCATGCTTCTTCCATGCTAAGACAGGGTCTTCTTCATAGACACGAGTCGTTTTGAAAATCTGATCCCATAATGCCTCAACTTGTTTTTCTTCTGGCAGTTCTGGGAAGACTTTTGCTGCCCATTGTTTACCAGCCGCAGCCACGACAGTCCAACTGACTTTATTTGCTTGAGTTGCCTTGCGTAAATTCATTAGTGCTTTGCCAGCCGCTGATTGATAAGACGCTACTCGATGGCTATCTACACCAGCAAATGCATCGGGATCGGCAGAAACAACACTGATCCTGCTTGCTCCTTTTTCAAGCCATTCATCCGCTTGATCGATTTTAGATTGTGGTACATTCTCAATACGATCCGTTGCAGCATGTAAAAGAAATTCTCTTTGGATCTGGTCGTCAGTCCATTGAACGATAACCTCAGCGGCTCCTAGTTTATAAGCTTCTTGTGTGATCAATCGAGCAAGGGGTGCCTGTTCCACGCTGATCTGTAAAACAACTGTGTGTCCTTTTTCTGTGGCTACGCCAGTTTCTGCAATTAAGCGTGCATATTTTTTTAGAAGTTCATTAAAATCAGATAACATAATAAAAATTCCTCCTCACCATTTTTTCTGGTAACTATTAGCATGATACCATTTAATTATGATTCAAACAATGAGGCCTTTAAATAAAAAAAAGAGGTTATTTTTTTAAGGTTAAGTTTCATGATATATGTTACTACTTGCTATTTCAGCTTGTGAAGAAAATCAAAAACTAATTTTGCATATCAAAAAAAACATGTTACAATGAAATTAATCAATGGTGGAAGCGTTACGCCGATTGTAAAATTAAGCTAGACAACTAAAAAAGTCATTTGTGCTACACTCAAAATAGTTCCGACCAAAGAATTATAAGGAGTGAGTACAAATGACCTATACCCATCTTACAACGGATGAACTTGTAATAATAGAGTCTTATTTCAAAATGAATCAATCTGTTGCTAAAACTGCCCATTGCTTGAATCGTTCAAGACAAACGATCCATAAAGTATATCTGTTCTTCAAGCAAGGAAAATCAGCCTTAGAATATTATCAACAGTATAAGAAAAACAAATCAAACTGTGGTAGACGTCCGCTTGTTTTACCCGAGGAACAATCAGAATATATTCAAAGAAAGGTTGTTCAAGGATGGACACCCGATGTGATTGTTGGTCGTGCAGCGTTTCCTATTAGTTGTTCTGCTCGTACCATTTATCGTATGTTCAAAAAGGGGCTATTTGATTCTTCTGACTTACCGATGAAAGGCAAGCGTAAACCGAATGGACATCAAGAAAGACGTGGAAAACAAACTTTCCGCCGCTCTATTCATGAACGTGAAAAGGATTATAGCCAATTCTCAAATGAGTTTGGTCACCTTGAAGGTGACACTATCGTAGGTCTGAAACATAAAAGTGCTGTAATTACCTTAGTTGAACGATTATCAAAAGTTATCATCACATTGAAACCGTGTGGTAGACAAGCGATTGATATTGAAAAAAAATTAAATCAATGGTTTGAATCTGTACCGAAAAACCTATTCAAATCCATCACTTTTGATTGTGGAAAGGAATTTTCAAATTGGAAACAGATCAGTAATGTCAATGATATTGCCATTTATTTCGCTGATCCAGGAACGCCGTCTCAAAGAGGCCTAAACGAGAATTCTAACGGATTGTTACGTAGAGATGGTTTATTGAAATCTATGGATTTCAATTCAGTAGATGAATTTTTTATTCAATCTGTCGCATCTAAACGAAATAATATTCCTAGAAAATCACTGGATTATCGAACACCTTTGGAAGTATTTTTGAGTTACGTAAGTATTGATGATCTGTCTAACTTAATTTGA